ATAGGACTGAGGTAGAATGTAGGGCACACGAAGAATAACTTCATCGCATGCTTGTATATCAACAATAGTCCTGTAAAGATAAGACGTAGTAGCATATGGGGGGGCACTAATTGAAGTTTTGCCAGGCACATACACAAAGGCTAAAGTGCCAGTGTGATACCCGGTCTTAACAACATTAATTTTAAAGTCAAAGCCTCCTCTATATTTGCGGAAAAACCTGCGCATAAAAGCACATGCGGGAATTGTCCGTACTGGTCTAGCTCCCAAGGTAAAACTGAGCTCCATAGCACTGGGGCTAATAGTGTGAATGGCCAAAACGTCACCAATGAGTCTGGAGGAAGACCACTGAAAATCACTGTGGTAGCTCCAGACTGAGTTTATATATTTAAAGCTCATCTCGTCCATAGCCGCGGGAGTGGCATCAGTAATCAGGCAGATTTTATTGTCTGCAGATAATGACATTGGGGTACACAAATCTCCTCCGTCGCAATTTTGCTGATTAAGACCACTACCCATCATCATACGCATAGGGTCAGCTGTTACGCTAGGCTTGCTCCAACCAAGAGCTTCAGCTGCGCCACGTGCAGCACTGAGAGCCCAATAGGCAGGAGTAGCTAAACTAGATAGCATAGGGAAAGCAGTAGCATCACTAGCCAACTGAACACCAGAACTAATAAGCCTGGTGAGAGGACCAGTACCATTGTTGGACTCAGCATCTGTGACGTTAACTTTGCGAGTACGCCGTTTAGCAACAGTACTCATCTGGGGTATTGTTTGTCCTGAGAGCTCAAGGTTCTCAATAGACATCCAAATGGAAAGAGTTACTGAGGTAGGCCCAGTGCCTGTGCGCAAAATTTCAAAAACATCAATGTACAAAGAACCCCAAGACGGTGGTGAAGCGAGATCTCGCTCTATCATCGTAGGAGGGGCCACATATGGAATTGTTAACTCAATAGCATTGTCCTTGATATCAAAATAGGTGCCTGGTAGCTGACTAGTCGTCATCCTATTGTACCTATGAGACTTGGACTCATTTGCTAAATAATCGGCACAGGGGAAATAACTCACCCTGAGTAAACCAGCCTGGAAAGGCGTTGCGTTGCACACTATTCTGATCTTGACGTCACCTCTAAAAGACAAAAACCCCTGAATCTTATTGACCCAAAGGGTTTGAGCATTAAAAAGTGTTTCTAAATCACCAGTATACAAATTATCGCCCCAGACATTAGCTGTGGTGAATGTGGCAGAAGCCACTGGTATGGGTTTAGCTAAGAAGTCCGCAATTTCGGTAACAGAGTTACATTGCACGTCATAACAGTTTTGGGGGTCCAACGGAGTGGGATCCCTATTGTAACTGGTGCCTGTAGTG